TTCTTTCTTGTTGTATCTCATTAGAATAATTGAACGCGATATTGATCAAGTAAATACTCCGATGCCGTAGGTAATTTCTTTATATAATCTTCTCTATTATCGTAACCATCTGCAATCATCATTAATATAGCTTGTCTTATCTGCATTGGTACACCAGATGGCTCTGTGCTATATCCTGCCGTGTATGTAATTGTTACATCATTAATATTACCATAAAGTGTAGGCCATGTAGAACCGTATGCTAAAGCTAATCTTCCAGGCTTTAAAAAAGTATCTACTACATAATTAGCAGCATTGTATGTTTGAACGCTATTAACTCCATCGTTATATTGAAATGAGCTAACGGCAATTACTGGAGAGACAGATAAGTAAATAATAGGATTATTAAGCCTATCTAACTTTTCTGTTATTGTTTGTGTGATTAACGCTTGATTAAGATAACGCTCAGCAACTTCACGAGCTGACTGCAATAAAGTAGTAATCAAAGTATCGTCAGCAGAAGTATCTACTTTTAGATAATTCTTAACTTCATTTAATGTAAAAACTTCTTTAGCAGGTGCCGTTGTTACTTTCCAAGCCATCTTTATATTTTTAAGTAGGGATAGAGATTTCTCCCTATCCCTTTACTATCCCCTATTGATTACAGATTCTTGAGGTGCTTAATTGCAGCAGTCTGAATTAATTTACCATCAAAACGAGCGTACATTAAGAATCCTAACTCCATCTCATCCATAAACCTTTCACGCAATGGCACAAGGACATTGTTAGCTACCTGGCGAATGATGTACTTAGACCAATCTCCAAAGAAGATTATCTTTGCATCAGCAGCCTGTGCAGATGGAAGATCATTGTTTATAAAGAAATTATAACCTAATAATCTATCTGGTGTACCTTCTCTCAGAGATGGTTGGAACAAAGTAGTGTTGTTAGTGTCTAAGTTTAACTTTCTAACTGCACTTAAAATCTGGTCATGCATCATAAATGCAGCAGATGGTGAGTTACGGTAAGCAATGTCAACTGAATGTACAAGCTCAACTAAATTAGCTGCAGTAAATGCACCGGTAGAAGCAGATTCAACACCGGAAGGTGCTACGTCTCTGAATCCTGTTGGTTTACCAGAACCATCACCAGTTGTAAATGCAGTGTTTAAGCCACGACCTAAACGCTCACCTAACATAATTGGTAACTCTGTGTTTAATAAACCAAACTCGTCATTTGCCCATTCAACAGACACTTTTACAAGTGTGTTTAAAACGTGAGCTGAGAAAGTCTCTCTTGTAAAGGTCATGTCCTGTACAGTAACCGTTCCACCTTCAGTGTGCCATGAACCTGCCGTAGCAGTATCATTTACTTTTGGCCAGTACAATGTACCTGCCTGTGGAGTAGTGATTATACGGCTAACCTGTAGCATTGGGCCGTAGTAAGCCATTGTCTTTTCCAACTCATAAGAGAATTGGTAAGGAATAACATAACCACCAGCTAAGCCAGTCTCGGCAGTTGTAATAGTAGCAGTTCCACGCATCTCTCTAAGCATTGATTGCTCATTGCTTGATAAGTCACGCTTTGCAAGAGCTTTCATAAATGCAGTGTGATACTCTGGTGACTTTACAATCTCCCTTGCATCTCTTGGCAAGTTATTAATTGTCTGCTCAACTGCATTAACACCTCTCTCCTCTGTGTTAATTTCATTCCATCTTTCTAAACGAGAAATCTGGTCTGTATAGTTTTTAAAGTTAGCATCTGCTGCATCCCATTGCGCCAATTCATCGGCACTCATAAGACGTCCTTCGCCAGCTGCTCTCTTCTGCAAGTCTTCCATTATAGCATAATCGGAAGCCCGCTTTTCTCTTAGCAATTTAGAGTTCATTATTTTGTTTTTAATTTAAGTAAGTGCAGGGCATTCCTGCGTAATTCATTCTGTATATTAATTTCTGATTCAACAGATATATCAATTACTTTTTGCAAATCTTCATCTATTTGCTTAGTAGCATCGTAACTTCTCTTTGCTACCATTGTGTCTGGGTTAGCAGGATAAGTTACCGGAGAAACATCGTACACTTTTTTAATAGAACGTATAATTCTTTTTGGTTTACTACCTTCCCTTTCTTGCCAACTTTCTTTTTCTACTGTAAAGGCAAATGATGATTGATAAACATCACCACGTTTAACCATTTCTAAAAGGTCATTACCTAAAGAAGTGTTTGGTGCCTCAAATTCGTACTCCATCGCATTGCCTGTGACATTTAGCTTTAATGTGCCACTGCTTGTTCTTGCCAATACCATGTTCATGTCATGATTAAACAAAGCAACTACATCTTTCATGTCAGCTTCATTTAATGAGTCAGATGACATTTCCTCATCATACCATCCCATGTCATAGGAAGAGTTAAACACTGTGGCAGTGCCGAAGATAGTACGGCTTTCCGGTTTAGCCCTTAGTTCAAAATTTATACTTCTCTTTTCCATAGTTTCTTCTTTTGACCTTTCGTCCATTATTTTATTAGCCGTTCTTTCTGCCCAGGGCAACATGGTTGAACCACCCCAAGCATCATACATAATAGAACCGCATATTTCATTATCATTTTCATCAAAATATTTGCCTTGGTCATACACTTTAGCACGACTTAGAAAGCTATATGTGCGTATCACTTCATCGTCCGAAAGTTCTTGTCTGCTTGACAACTGCTTAGCTCTTGACCAGCCCACGGAAGTTCCACATTTAGAACCATTATCTTCTTTATGCTTCAAAGCTTTCTTTGCTGCATTAGTTGCTGATTGTGGATAGTTACTATATGGCATCGCTTGTAGGTTCTATCTTTATGTTAGATGCAAGAGGCAATTCATAACTATCTCCACCTGTGTAAGGATTCATATTCTCCTTAATTCGAATTTCATTAGGTGACATCGCCAGTACATTACGCATAGTAGTGTAGTAGGATGACCTTGCTGCTATATCACCTCTTAATAATCCATCAAGATTAAAACGTGTACAATAAGTGTACTTTTCTGCCTCAAAAAATATCTTTCTATTAAACTCTGCCTCTATTGTTTCACACAATGGCATAATGGTATAGTTTACAAACATCTGGCTAAGTTGCTCCATGTTGCCAAATGTTGCCTTTTCCATATCCTCTAAAAGAACACCTGGCACACCAGTTATACGAGCAATGTCAGAGATAGTAGCTTTCTTTGTTTCGTTAAATGCTGCATCGGCAGGATTAAGCCCTACTTTCTGAAAGTCCATGCCTTCCTCTAAGATGGCAGTACCTCCAGCGTTTTGACTTCCACCAAAAGCACGGTTAAAGCTACTCTTTAATCTATCGTATGCCTCGTTAGTTAATCTTCCAGGATGTTTTAAAACACCGTTTAGATGCGCACCATTTTTGTAAAAGTTGGCACCATAATTTCTATTGGCTAACGCTAACCCAAAGTTGTCACGGTGAACGTCTGGCACTAACAAAGCCTTAACACCATCCCACGCAAGGTTAGGTATATAGATGATATTGTCACCTCTATATGTCTTGTTGTTTTCCTTATTCTTAAATATCAATTCATTCCTACTATTATATCCTAATTCCATTTTGGTAGGATTTAAAATAGTAAGGCTGTTTATTCTTGTAGTTATGCTATTCCTATTGATGGCTGCGTAAAATGCACCATGAGCCAAGTAATGCAAGACCATTGTTTTATAAAAAGTGTGTGAGGTATATAACTCCGATGGCTCTCTTGCTATTATTTTGTAATTAGGATGTTCGGTTGCAATTCTTGTGCCACCATTATCCAATTTTTCTATAATGTCAAAAGGAATAGATGCAACAACACCTCCAAGTATTTGTGTAGCACGGTAAAATGCAGGAAGACCTATAATTGAATATTCATCCACCGCAACACCAGCTGCAGATCCTCTTTGAAATAATGCGCCTAATGTATCACCGTTTATTGGTGTACTTGGATTTTCAATACTGGCACGAGTATTAGAAAAAAAAGACCGCATGGAGTTAATTATTCCCATGCGGCAAATATAAACCAAGATAGTATGAAGTAATGGAGTTATGGTAACATCTTAAACAAAGCGTATCATCATATAATTGCTTTTTGCTTTTCGAAAACTTTCGTAGGTCTTATATTTCTCATCCAATCCAAACTCATCTCTCTCTTCCTCCAATTTTATCCATGCCTCTTGATGTGTACGACATTCTCCGGATAACTCGTAAAACCTATGAAAATATCCGCTTGTTGAATTAATTTGTCTAACTTGTTGAGCGTACTCATGCTTTGCCATTAATTTTTCCATAATTAAAAGGTTTTTATTTTAATTAGGTACATTTTATAACATCAACAATCCTTGTTCTCTTTCACCAGATGTGTAAATAGTTGGTCTATCTCCTTGCATTATCTGTGCGTAAGCCATTATCATAGCAACAGGCCCATCTACCTTCTCTGTTGACTTTGCTTTATCTATTTTTATATTTCCTGCTGGATCAAAACGCAACATAACATTTGTCATCATCCACTCCATGACTGGATTGCCATCGTGCGTAATTTCATTAGATAAAAACAACTTTTCTACCTCCTTGGTTGGTGCAGACATAGAAATAAAGCCCTGCCCAAATGGTTTCATGTTTGCTCCATCATTTGTAAGCTGTATAACAAGTTGACTTGCATTCCATCTGTCAAAAGCTATGCACTCTATTTTATATTTTACAGTTAACTCAATTACTTTAGCTTTTATAAAGTCATAGTCAGTAACATTGCCATCTGTCATAATTATATTACCATCCTGGGCCCATTGCACATAAGGCACTCCATCTGATAATGATCGCTCCCTTACATTATCTTCTGGGCAAAAGAAATAAGACTTTATATGTGGTTTATCAAGTCCTTGCTGCACTGGGAAACAAAGCACTAAGGCCGCAATGTCACGAGTGGAGGCAAGGTCTAATCCAGCAAAGCATTTTTTATTATACAGCGTAGCATCATCAACTTTTAATCTACTTGACTCAATATAACTATTAGAAATCCAAACACTGGATGTAGTTGTCCATACATTTAGATTTTTAGTCATAAATTGTATTTGTTTAGCTGCTCCTTCGTTTAATGCTTTTTGATACTGGTCATCCATGTAGCTAATGTATGGAGTAACACCAAGATTAGGATTGGATTTTGTCCAGTTCTTTTTATCCTGCCAGTCATCTCCTTCATCTAAACAGAATAGTAGCGGAAAAACAGACTCATCTACTTTTCTTTTCTCTAATATATCAACCATTACCTTCCGAAATAAATAGCATGGTGATTCACGGTTAAAGCCTGCTGTAGTCGTAATAAGTAGTAATGGCTGTAACCTTGAACCCATACCTGTCTCCATTACTTGTTCGACATCTGAAGTTTTTGCCGCGTGATATTCGTCAATTAAAGAAAAATGAGGATTTAAACCATCTAATGTATCTGCCTCTGATGCAACAGCTTCAAACTTTGAATTAGTAGATGGTACATTACAATTATACTTTAAAACATTGACTAACTTGTTAAATGTTCTTGAATCTGCCTTTAATGATTTAAGCATTACTTTTGCAGTATCAAAAGCAATACGAGCCTGATCCCTTGTCGTTGCAGCAGTATATACCTCTGCTCCAGTTTCATTGTCACATAGAAAACAATAAACGGCAATCGCAGCAGCTAACTCCGTTTTGCCGTTCTTCCTTGCTATTTCAAGGTAAGCCTTGCGGAATCGTCTGCCACCAGTCTTTTTCTGCCATCCAAATAATACCTTGATAAAAAACTCTTGGAAAGGTTGGATGTTGAATCGCTGCCCGGCAAACTCGCCCTTGGTGTGGCGCAGTGCAGAAATAAAGGAGAAAGCCCTGGTTGCCTTCTCCTCTGAAAACACATACTCCCAATCGTTATTTTTTAAATCAGCTAAATGCCTGTCAACTGCCAGCCTTGCATAGTTGCCTAATAATAACTTCCCCGAAACAACATCCTCAATAAATTTCATTTAGGTGTTTTAACTTCAATAGCAATAAATCGAAATAAAAAAAGAAAGCTAACAAAGCCAACTGCCTCTAAATAGTCTATAAAATCAAACCAAAAGAATTTAACAAACAACCAATTCCATAAATAGTAAAATGGAACGGCTAAACCTGTGACCATTATACTCATAACGATAATAAAGGTCAATGTTTCAAAAATGCCTTGTTTCATTAGTTCATTTTTAATAATTTAGCTATCTCATCCTCCTCGTCTCCACTTCCATCTTGAAAATACTCTAAAGTTAACCTTGACTTTGGATCAAGCCCTAAAGTCTTTGATAATTCAAGGAATAACTCAAATCCTTGCTTAAATGCAGTCCATTCGGCACTTACTTGCCTGGCACCGTTTGGATGCACCATAACTGCACCATCTTTGCTCAATATTTCAGCATTGTGCAATAAATGACCAATGGCACGAGCTGCTATTGATAGATAAATCTCATCAACCTGCTTTCCAGCCTTGTGAAGGTGAAGGTGTTCACGGATTCTGTTGTAGATTCTTTGCTCACCTGCATCCAGGTTAAACATAGGCTCACCGATTTCACCGGGAGTAAATGTTTTAACTCTTGATTTCTCCAACGTGCCCTGGAGTAGTTTTGTCTTTATGCTTTTTTGTGCCATGTTGCCAATGTTTTATGTAATTTGTTTGACCCCCCTTTTGATACTGCGATGATGCGAGTAAAGTGACCGCTATCGATTATTCTGTTTTTCCCTAAGTTTGCCCTCCTCCCCCGTGTCTCCTCCTCCTCCCTGCTCCTCGCTGCTCTTCCGCACCTTGTCCACGAGCCATGCAACCACTTGTGCCTTGTGTGCAGGTACATACTTGCCATCACTGTCCATGTGCAAGGTAACTGGTGCTATGCTTGCCTTCTCATGTATGGATTTCGTATCATGACATGACTTACATAGTGCTAATAGATTGTTTAAGTTATACATCGAACCACCTCGTGTGATAGGTATCATGTGGTCAACACATCCCTTGTAATCACCTGGTGTTATGTCTGTCATAATACCTAACACTATACAGCATTCACATAAAGGATTGGCACGACGATAAGCTTTGGACATCTTAGCCCATGCGTTATTGTAGCTACCTTGTTCACCAGATGGTGTGCGCTGCATCTTAGCCTTATGTATGGTACTACCTATTCCCTTGCTTATGTATGGCATTATAGTCCTTTTAGTATCTTGTATCGCTGCTGATTAAGTAAGTCTATGTGTAACACCTCATTAAGATACTTCCTTCCATCCTTAACGAGAGATAGCTTATTAATGTTGCCAGCTATAATAGCTAAGACAAGGTCAAAAAACTGGTGAGGTGTATCGTAACACATTACACCAGGTATATTAAACTCCTTAAAGTAAACATCTGCTAACACTGGCATACCATTAGCTAAACATTCAATAGCAAAGATATTAGACTTACTCTCATTAAACTCATTTCTTACTAATGGATAGTAGCCATAGTCACCTTCTATTCTCTGCATGAATGTAAAATAAATAAACATACTATTCCATTCCACAAAGTTAGCCTTCTTGCTAAAGTCGTACATCATGAACTTAGGCATACCAAAGAAAGTAAACTCTGTGTCTAACTCCATGGCCTTGTTGAGCTGCTCCTTTATGGTATGTAAGTCTGCAAAGTGTGTACTACCACCTCTCCAAACAAACCTTGGAGGATAATGCTGCTCCTCTACCTTTGTCATAGGTAGGTCAGTAGGTGACCATCCATTGGGAATAACAAACATAGGCTTATCATGACTTAAAGGTTTATATAAGTCATATAGCTTTTGAGTAGATACTATAATGACATCAGCAAATATAAATGTGTCTTGTATTTGCTTTTGTACTTGAGGATTGCTAAAGTATGCAGAGGCAGGATTATCTTCTGGAACATTCAATAAATGATCGTCAAAGTCAATTATAACAGCCTTGCCCATTCGCTTTGCATCTGCCATGATACCAAGGGATGCAGTTGAATTAGGACGCTGAATAATTACTATATCTGTGTTATAAATATCATGCCAGGCTGCCTTTTCTTGTTGGCAGATAACTAATTCAAATTTCTTTTGCAATGCAAGACGAGAGAAAGGGCCTATCGTCCTGTAGTAATCAGTCGCTTGACTTTTTGAAGATGTGAATATTGTAGCCTTCATTTATTGTTTTTTTGCCAATCTGCACATAAATAATTAATAATCTCCACCAGTGGCATCTTCTTTCCAGTCTTTGCCGATAGCTTAATCTGTGTAGTAATGAGTATCCTATGACTATCCTCATCTAACAACACGCTTTTCTTTTTTTTCGTTAGTACATCCATTTTTTTATATTATTTATGCAAAGTTATACAATTTTATATATATTTGCAAATAAAAAATAATTATGATAAAATTAATAGTTTCTGGAAGAGTAGGCAGTGATGCTGAATTAAAGACAGTAGGAGATACAACTGTATGCTCTTTTTCTATTGCCCACACCGAAAAAGTGTATGGTGCAAGTCCTGGAGAAAAAACAATCTGGGTAGGTTGTTCTGTATGGGGAGAGAGAGCCGTTAAACTTGCGCCATTCATTACAAAAGGCACTTATATTGTCGCAGAAGGATCTGGCTCAGTTAATGCCTATAATAAAAATGGTGAGCCAGTTGGTATGATAAACTGCAGAATCACATCTTTAGAATTTGGAGGCAAGCCTACCGCAGAAGCTACTCCACACACCGCTACTCCGCCAGTAGGTAAATTAGACCTTGGAGAAGATTTACCATTTTAGTAAACATTTATAAACCAATTAGTATGAACAAACAAACAAAAATTAAAGGCTATATGCTTTTAATCCTTATTATCAGCTCGCTATTTATCTCCTTTTCCGGCAAAGGTACAAATGCCAAAAGCAAGGACAATACACCTAATCCTGCAAAAGAATATCCACAAGATAATCTTATGATTATTGACATGAAGAATCTGCCAGGAACACAAATTAAAAACATGGGCAAAGATGAATTGCAAGACTTTTTAGAAGGACAAGGCTTTAGGAGATTAAAGAACAAAAGTTTGGTAGATTTACGTCGTATATGGTTAGGCTTTATGTACGAAGATTTCTTTTACACTATGCACAAGAAAACTGATCTTCCTATCTCTGTCATTTATGCTTTCTTTATAATTGAGGCAACCAATGCCGGAATAGAAAGTAAACTAATGGCAAAAGCGTTAAACCCTGGAGGAATAAAGTACAGAGGCAGCGGTAAGAAGATAAATGCTATGGATGACTGCTACAAGAATGGTAAAAAGATACCTTGCGCCTTCCAGGCTTTCTCCTCTTACAATGCCATGGTGCAAGGCTGGGCAGATGTTTTAAACTTACCAAGGTACAAGAATTGCAAAAGATATATGTTTGCTAAGTATAACAGAGGCATGAGTGCAAAAAACATTGTAGATGCTACTTGTAAATGTTTTTATAAGTCTGGCTACCATACAAGTAATCTTTGGAAAGTAAGAAGTAATTTATCAACTGAATACTGGACAGTAAAAGCCAGTTTTCCCGAAATGGAATATTAATATGAAATGGATAGAGGAATTAAAAAATAATAATAATCGAGATGAGTGCCTTATCATTGGTAGTGGTTCATCTTTGGATTATTTGCCATATAAAAAAATAGCTAATAATTTTTATGATACTGGATATACAATTTTAGTAAATGAAATGTGGTATGATTATGAAATACCTTATAATTATTGTATAAATCACCATAGTTATAAAATGCCAGAGAATTATTTAGCTAAATGGCAAGAAGATATATTTAGGAATCCTTATAAACACGTTTTACCAGAGTTTGACTGCAATGATGAAAGAAGAGGTGTAACACAAATGAAAGGAGATTTTTACAAGTACAAAGGTATGCCAGTATGTGAATCTACGAAAGTATATGTTAAGCCGATTGTAGAAAAAATACCTAATACTTTATTTGTTGGAGGTACAATTTTGTTTGATGCTATTGGACTTGGTTTGCATTTAGGAGTTAAAACATTTTATTTAATGGGATTTGATGGTGGTCAATTTCAAGGACATACATACTATTCTAAATACAGAGAAGTTTGGCCAGAAGATCCTTTTTTTGCAACTGGGCATTCTATCCGAACAATGAATAGTTTTAAATCATTGCAGGAATTTCTTAAAACAAGAGGTATTACTTTTGTATTTATTTCTGCAAGGTATGGATCAAGTGACCTAACATATAGCAATTATGAAGGTAATGATTATTCTATTGTTTTATAATTATTAGTCATGGTAAAAGGTAGTAAAAGGAATAAACAAATGTTTAGTGACGAGGAGATAGAAATAATTAGAAGATTATACCCTAACACTCCTAATAAGGTCATTGCTACTTGGATGCCTCATTCTTCTACATCTATCAGCAACAAAGCTTATGCCATGGGCTTAAGGAAAACAAAGGAGTATATTACAACTAATTGCAGAAATGTATCTATTGCACAATGGGCAAATGTCAAAACAAGTAGCATAGTAAGAAGAACTTGCTTTCATAAAGGGCATATTCCCTGGAACAAAGGACAAAAAATGTCCCCAGAGCATATAGAAAAACTAACCGGTGTATTTAAAAAAGGTAATGTACCACATAATGAAATGCCGATAGGTAGTATCAG